TGTCGATGAACCCACCGTCATTCATTGGTGTGCCTCCTCAAGCACCGCCACCCGGGCGGTAAGTTCCTTGACGGCCTCGATCAGAAGGCCGGTGATATTGCCGTAGGCGACGGAGAGCTGGCCCGCCTCGTTGTCGCGTACGACTTCGGGCAGCACGGCCTTGATCTCTTGGGCGATGACGCCGATCTGGCGGCTGCCATCCATGGTGAAGCGCACCCCGCGCAATGCGCAGACGAGAGCCAGCGCGTCAGTAATGGTCTCGACCTCGGATTTGAGGCGGGCATCTGACGAGGAGACGAAGTTCGGGGCGGTCACGACACCCGTGAAGGTCGCCCCGGACAGCGCCGCTTTTGCCGCAATCGCCGCGTCATAGTCGGCTGCGGATTTCGTGGCCATTGTGCCGAGCCCGAGGTTCGTACGCGCCACGGCGGTGTTGGCAAGACCCGCCAGATTCCCTGCCGCATCCAGGAGTGCGTCCCAGCCCATGTTGGTGGCATTGCGCCGTCTGAGCACCGGAGGCGAGACCGAGGTATCGACCCAGAGCATGCCCGCGGTGGTGGCAACCGGGGCCGTCGCACCCGAACTTGTTGATTGCAGCGCGGCGATCACCTCATTGATACGCGCGCGCACGGCCGCACCGGCATCATTGGCGATCACGAAGCTGGAAGTCTGGGGCATCAGGCAACCTCATCGGCATAAAGCCGCAATTGGGTGACGATCGGCGTGTAGGAGGCGTCCTTCGTCGAAAGAATGGCCCGCGCCTGAACTGCGCGAGCCTCGATCTCATGGGTGTCGAGCCGCCCCCAGGGGCCCCAGACAGGGTTTGTGGCCGGATCATCATCGGTTTCTCGAACCTCGAAGAGCACATCGATTTCCGCGCCAGCGGCGCCGTCGAAGTCCGCCCATGTGTCCATAAGCACCGTGCGCGCATCGATCCGGTCATTGAGCGCCAAGGCCGCTACCCCGATCTCCGAGCGCAGCCGCACGCGTTTGACCGCGCCCAGATCCAGACCGGCGTTGAAGCTGTACTGCCCCTCAAGCGTGCTGACCGATGTCACCCCCGCAGCGCTCTGCGTGGCGAGTGTCAGATTGCCGCCCGTGACTTGAAGCCCGGTCTTGGGCCCAAAAAATCCGGGATCGGCCTGCAAGGCACCGAGCGGCGAGAACGCCAGAACCTGCGCGCCCTTGGTTGAGACCCGCACCTCGGGCCCCGCGCGTCCGCCGCTGTCTTCGGCGCGCAGTAGATAAGTGCCAGGCTTCAGGGGTACGACAGCAATCGCCTCGCCGCCGCCCACCCGGTCCATCGAATAGCTGTCGGCCCAAGTGGCGGTCGCTTCTTTTGAATGGCGAATGACGATATTGCCGCCCACCCGCACATCGGGGTCGGCCGAGCGCGCCCATTTGAGGATCGCAAGCCCGCCGGCGGTTTGCAGTGTCACGTTTTCGAGCTGCGCGGGCGGTGCCGTCAGACCGAGAATCTCAACCGTGCTCGTCTGCCAACTCGATGAGACACCGAGCACCGACACTGCCTTGACTCGGAAAGACCAGCTGCCCGGCGCGATGTCGCGGATCTCAAGGTTGGTCCCATCTGTGCGTCCGTAATCCTGCCAGCTCCCAACTCCTTGGCGCACCTCCAACTGATAGGCTGCCACAAAGCTTGAGGGTGCCGCCGCCCAGAACACCCGCGCCAGTACCTTGAGCCCGCCACCATCGCGCGTGACATAAATCTCCTCAATGACCTGCGGTGCGCCCGGTGCTGGGATATCCCGCGGGGAGGGCAGGCTAGTGCGGGGTGCTGCCGCATAGATGCGCGCCTCTGAAGCTGCCCAGTCATACACCAAGGGTGATGTCTCACGCAGAACGAGTTCTGGCAGTAGCAGTGCCCCGTCACCGGTGGCCGTCAGATCGAGGCTCAGCCCATGAACCTCAAAAGGTTTGGCAGCAAAGCCCCAGCGGGCGTAGGAGAGCGTCACCACATCGCCCACGGTCGCAGCCCAAGCCGAGAGCTTGCCGGAAAGGCGCACCGTCATCTGTCGCCGCGCGCGCTCGAGCTCAATCTTGGCCAGCCGCTGCGCCATCGAGGCTGAGATCGTGAAGGGCAGGGAGATGTCGCGCCAGACCCGCTCGCCCCCATCTTCGGCCAAATAGACGTCGCTCGCATAGGCCGGAAAGTCATCGGGCTGCCAGTCATTCTCAGGACTGACGAACTGACCCCGAACCCCGTTAAAGTTTTGCGATCGGCTGACCCGCGTGGCGAGCGTAAGACCACCTTCGCGCACATAGTCAGCGGTCAGCGCCACAGTCGGTGGACGCCACGCGCCCGCATGAATGCGCCAGCTGCCACCCGAGAAGGCGCATCGCCCGGCAAAGGCCGAGAGCATCCCCTCGATGATGACCTTCGGCGCCTCCGAGAGCGAGATCAGGCCATTGCAGGCATAGCGCGGCTCGGACCCACCCCCGACCTTGGACACCACCTCGTCGCAGATATTCGCGGCCTCAACCAAGCTCATACGGTCGATGCCATCGGCGGCTCCGATGGCTGCGCGGATCCCGAACTCTGGATGGGCCATGTAATCAGCAAGGCACAGCGCGGGGTTTTCTGAATAGGCATACGTTTCTGTGCGGGGGTCAAAGATGTTGTCTTTGCCCTCGAGGTCCACCGTGATATTCGGAATGCCGCCCGGGAAGGCGTCCTGATCATAGGTCAATCGCAGCCGAATGGCCGCACAGCCCTGAAGTCGGTGGTTCTCGGTCCATTTGTCAGGCAGCGCGGCCTTAAGACCCGCAAAGGCCGTCTGGTTGGCGGTGCCGAGTTTCTTTTCGACGAGGACCTTTCCAGCCCAGCGCCCCTGTGCCTCGCCGGCAGCATTCAACGCCATCTCACCTTCGAAATAGACGGCGCCGATCGATTTGACGCTATGCGCGGCCAACACGATCACCAGATCGAGGAACTGGTCCTTGTTGCCAGAGGCGTTCAGGAAGACGATGATCCCGCCCTTGCGCGCGCGGCCATAGACAATCTCACGCGGCATCACCGGCTCGCGCACGGTCACGGTGCGCGCCTGCAGCATCATCTGCGGCTTTGGCATGAGCGCCTGGGCCGCATAGGACAGCAGCAGCGTACCCCCAATTCGAATGAGGGCAGCCCCAATCCCGCCCGCGGCCAGCACACCACCGATCGCCCCCGCGATCGCGGTGACGGCTGTCACGATGAAGGGCATGGGGTGGTTCCTAAGTCAGATGGGCCAGGCAAGCCGGCAAGAGGTCAGTGGCACGGTCATGAGGCCCGCTGGCCCCATGCCGACAGCACTGGCCCCGGTGCAGATGCCAAAGCCCAGACCGTTATCGGCCAGAACCATATCACCACGTTGGGCGAGAAGCGCTGACGGACGCTGTTCGCCCAAGAGGGCGTTTGCCATTTTCTCGAGCGAAGCCCAGCCCATACGGCGCATGACCCTTTGGCCGCCAAGGGCCGTGGTGTAGCGCCCGCGCCAGAGGGCCGCGACATCCTCACCGCCGGTCAGGATCATGCGCGTCTCGAATGCGAAGGTCGGGCAATCATGCAGGCCCCAGATAAAGGGCCGAACGCGGGCCGTATCGATGGCTGCGGCCAGAAGGCGTTCCCAGTGGTCAACGCGGGGACGCATTATCCGCGCCCCCAGGTGATTTCGCGGTCCTGGATGGCGGTGACATATTCGAACCCGAGATCGCCGGGGAAGAGGACCTGCTGGCTTTCATGGGTGTAGCGCCAGGCGCGCGGTACGGTCAGATCGATCAGACGGCTTTCATAGCTGATCGTGATCGTGCAGCTGTCGGCATCATCCTTGATTTCAGGAACATCAAGCCGACCCGAGAAAGCCTGAACTGGATCGGCAATGACACTGCCGTTTTCACCGCGCAGGCCAAGCCACACCCGTCCCGGCAGCCCCTGGCGCGCTTCCGCGATCGCCATCTGCACCAGATCGAGCGGTACGCCGGAAAGGGATATGGCCGTGCCGCCCGCCACAACCTCTCCGGTTTCTTCGATCGACCCCAGCCCCAGGAGCGTCCCCGCGCCCGACCATGCTTTGCCGTTCCAGGTGATCTCGCCAATCCCTGACCAGAGCCGCACCCAGCCCGACGCGAATTGGCCCTCGAAGAAGATGACCGGCCGAAGGGTATGATCCGCCAGTGCAGAACTAAAGGCGACGGTGAGATCGCGGCCCATCAGAGCGCCTCCCGCGCAGAGATCGTGAAGCGGTGCTGGTCCGCCCGGCCGATGATCGAGGGGACTGGTGCCGTCGGGCGCAAAAGGACGGACGGGGCATCAAGCCCAAGCAGCGTACCGACTGGGACCGAGGCCCTGAGCGGCGGGACAAAGCTGATCACCGCCTCACTTCCGAATGGCGTGACATCTGCGGTTACTTGGTAAAGCCGAGCGGCGGCGTCCGATCCGAGCTGGAAGAAATCCCCCGCACCCAGACCAAGCCCCCAACCTGCCGTGCGCATGGTGGAGGCTCCCGCCACCTGCGCCTCGGTGACATAAGGATTGCCCGCCGCCACCGGCACTTCGATCGAGGGATCTGGAAAGAGGAACCGGCCCCGGAGGCCACCAAGCGCAGTGAAGAAGGCCGAAAGCCGACGGGCCTTGGCGCCTTGTGTCACCGCCATCTCGATCTGGTATTCCCACCACGACGCGCCCCAGTCTTGGATCTGCGAGGTGCCGGTAAAGGGCGAGCGCGCCTCGGCGACCGACGTAACCAGCCGGCGCTCGAGCGAGGACACGAGCGTCAGGGGCAAAACAGGAATGGCCATCTCAGATCACCTGGCCCCGGCGTCGCCCATCTGCCACGCTTTCTTTGGCAATACGCGCAATCTCCGGAATGGCCGCGCGAAGGCGCGCGTCAATTTGCTCGGCCACGCCCATCTGCGCGCCGCGCGCATCGATGTGGATGCTGACCCCGGCTCCGGCTTGGGACCCTCGTCCATAATCCGCTGCCTCTCGTCGGTTCAAAACCCGCTCGCCACGTTGCAAGATTGTGGGGACTTCATCCGGCCTCAGGCCCGCCCAACCGCCGGAATGCATCCGCGGCGCCGCGGCGAAGGCCAAGGCTGGTACATCGCGACGATGGCCTGACAACCCCACGATGCCACCCGCATGGGAGACTGCAGCGGTCAAAGAGCCTCCGCCGAAGACACCCGAGAGCGCAGTGGCAAGCGGCCCCAAGACCGCGTTGCGGAAGGCCAGTGTCGCAAGATCGGCGAGAATCGAGGAGACTAAAGATTTGAAGTCGAACTTGCCGGTGGTCACAAACTGCCGAAAGGCGTTCTCCGCCGAGGAGAAGGCCGAGGTGAGCGTCTCACCCAGCCCTTTGCCCCAGTCCATCGCGCCCTTGGCATAATCAGCGAGGGATTTCGTGACCTGCGCCCAGCCGGTCGCAGCCTCCTCGGCCGCGACTTTTGCAGCGCCCCCGGCCACTCCTGCTGATCGGCCTGCGTCTTCAAGCCCGTCTGAGAGCGCACCAGCCGCTGCGGCCGCGCCGTTTAGTGCGTCTTCGCCCTCGGCACCTGCGCCGGTCATCGCCGCCCTGAGGGCTTCCCAGGCTGTCATTGGGCGTGAGGCTGCCTCCGACAACATGCCGGCCGCCTCGCCAAACCCTGCCGCACGCGATCGCGCAGCCTCAGCCATGCTCCCAAAGAGGTCTGGGGCGTCGATATAGGTGGTTCCCATGGCAGCACGGAAAGCATCAGCTGCTGCCGTGCCCGCGGCGGATGCTGCGCCCTCGAAGGGATTGGTAATCCCGCCAAGATCCACCGCCTCCAGCGTGCCGATTTTCAGTCCACCCTCGCCCGTGGCCCAGTCGGGCAGGAGGGCGAGGGCCGCGTTCAGCCCTTCGATGAAGCTGTTGATGCGCGTGACCACCGCATTCAGCATGGACTCGACGCCACCGATCAGTCCATTCGCCGCTTGATAGGCAAAATCCCCGATCGCTTGCGGCAGCGCGCCCCAGATCGCCTTCACCGCATCAAACGACCCCTGGAACGTCCCGACCGCAGAATTGCCCCAACCCACGACAGCCGTCAGTGCCGCTTGCAGCCCGTCGTAAATCCCTGCCTGCGCGCGCGCCCAGCCTGTTTCGACGCGAGACCAGGCTGCTGTGGCCGCCAGCGCAAGGCGGTCCCAGGCCTCTGCCGCGACATCGCGCAAGAGGCCAAAGGCGGCGCCAACCCCGCCGACTTTTGCGACCAGTTGGGTGAACTGATAAACAAGTTCGCCTGCGCCCACGATCAGTGCGCCGATCCCCGTGCGGATCAAGGCTCCACGCAGAAAGACCAATGCTGTGGCGAGGCCCTTCACGGAGAGGGCCGCCGCCGCCAGCCTTGCCACCCAGCGCCCCGCCATCAGGGTGGCAAAGGTTGCAGCATAGGTTGTGATGCGGCCAAGGTTTTCGAGCACGGCCGTGAAGGCGCGGTTGATCGGACCGCCTGTCTCGGCAAGGCGGACAAACCCCTCGGCAAGGGCTGTCACCGCAGGCGCGAGTGCCGCGCCAATCTGATTGCGCATGCCCTCAAAAACCTGACCCACGCCGACGAGTGCCACCTGGGTCCGCCGCAGGGCTGTGAGCGTCCGCTGGTCCAAAACCACGCCCAGTCCCTCGGCCCGCTCGCCAAGCCGCGTCATCTCAGCGCCACCGTGTTGCAAAAGTGGGATGAGGCGTGTGGCATCTGAGGCCATCGCCTCGAGATAAAAAGTCATCTCCTGTTGGTTAACGCCCGCCTTCTCCAGCCTCGAGACATAAAGCTGCAGCGCCTCGGGCCCCGACAGCCTCGCAAACTGCTCTGCCGTGACGCCCACCTTCGGGGCGATGTTCTCAAAAAAGTCCGCCATCGGGCCGCCGCCCGTTTGCAGGAAGTCCCCAACCCGGTCGTTCACGTCCTTCAGGATATCGGCGAGCTTTTCCTGTTCGATCCCAACCGTGCTTGAGGCCGCCGACCAGCGCTGGAATGCCTCTGGCGTGGCGTTGGCGATCTGCGCAAATTGGCTGATCTCATTGGCTGCCGCGACCGTCGATCGCACCATGGCACCAAGCGCTGTCGCCAAGGCAGCCGTCGCCGCGCCGGCAGCCACCCCAGTGCGGCGCCAAAAGGCTTCCATTCGCCGATTGGCTGCCTCCATTTCGCGGCTCAGACGCCCAAGACCACGCGCCCCAGCCTCGCCAACGCCTTCGAGCTCCGCACGAACCTGCCGTCCGCCGGTCGCAGAGAGGCGAACGGAGACCTGTTTGGTGGCCATGTCGTCAGTTTCCTGTGGTTGGTGACATCGCTCGCGAACTGAACGGTGTCATCGGGCAGCACTGGTCGTGGCCCGTGTCTCTTCATTGATCGTTCGCACCATGACCGCCTCAATCGGGGGCAGCAGCTCGGCGATCGCCAAGGCGGATATGCCCAGCGCTCCGCCGAGCTGCAGGGCTGCACCCATGTCCCAGCCGATGACCAAGGTCCCTGCGACCCGCATCTGTCCGCCGAGGCGCAGGACCAGATCCCAGACCTGCCAGCCCTCCACAGTCTGCGGTGCGTTCAGCCGCGCCGGGCACTCTGGGCATGGGCCAGTGCAGGCTGTGCAATAGTCTCCGCCCCCGCCGAAGTCCCAGTCGGCAAGGGCGATAAGGCGTTTTTTTCCGCGTCCAGCAGCATGGCGCGGGCCACATATTGGGTCTGAAAGGCCTCAAAAACCGGCCAAAGGTCCAAAAGCGCGTCGATCCCGTCTGGGCTAACGGGGATCGGTCGGCCCAAGTCGTCTCCAACCCCCTCCCAATCCGTCACAACAATCCGCGCCACAGCCTTGGCCATGGCAAGGCCAAGGCTGTCTGTATCTGGGTCTGTGCCCTCAGTATCCCTGTCTTCAAAGCGGGCGATCTCTGCCTGCGCCCCTTTGCGCGCCGCCATCATTACTGCCGAAGTTAGGGGCAGGACACAAAGGCGCAGCCCATGGCCGAGATCAAGCCATTCAGGCCCCGTCGCGAGGTTCAATCGGATCATTGAGCTTGTGCTCCTCAAAAGGTGAGATGGATTGGATTTGCGAAACCCCCAACACGGGGACATGATACGGGCCATCTGCGCCAAGACGCTCTGCGCCCTTTCGCGCAACACCGAACGGATTGGCATGAACCCAACTGCACCCGCACTGGAGGCAAGAGATGAGCACCACCAGCGAACGAACCAAACAGATCATCGCGCTCTCCTCGGAGCTCGAGGCTGTCAAAAGCGAGCGCGATCACCTGCGTGCGCAGCTGATCTGGCTGCAAGGCTATCTGCAGCAAACCACGGAGCGCGCAGATCGCGCGGAGACACGTCTGCATGAGGTCACTATGACAATGGCGGATCTTGGTCGCCAAGCGATTGCAGCACCGATGCGCAGCGCGGCAACCGAGGTCTTGATGGATGGCAAAAGCATCCTGCGCCTGAGCAATCCCGTTCATGTGGCCAACAGATCCGCCGCCGGCGGGAGGATGTGATCAGTAGCCCGCAACAGTGTTGGTCAAAACCACTGTGCACATCCGTCCAGGATCGGCAGCCAGCGCCGCTTGCCAGTCAAAAGTGGCCTGAATGCCTTGTGGCCCCGCGATCTCCACGCGCGGTCGGGGCAAATAGACGGCATGGGCGGTGAGTTTCAGCCCCGCACCGCCGGCAACCGAATACTCGAACTCCAGCGTGCAGGCCTCGCCGTTGATGGCTTGGGTCACCAGAGCCTGATCTGCAAAGCGCACGGCGATATTGCCGGTGAGCGCCGCAATCGACGGGTCGGCACCCTCGATCTTGCCGTCTGCACGGATGGTCTCCACCCGGTCGAGGTTGTTGGCATAGGTGATGTCCGCCGTGACTACATTGCCGATGGGCTGGCCGTTGCGCTTGATCGATCCGTTGAAGTGACCAAAGCGCGTCAGCGTCAGATCCGCCAGCGTGCCTGCCGTTGAGGCCGTCGCCGCCGTTTCGCCCTGTGCGATCACGCGTGCGGTCGCTGTCAAAAGCCCGGTGCGCCCCATCTGCCAGCTCAGACTGTCGAGTTTGCAGCCCGCATACATGGCATAGCGCGGCACCTCCGGCATGCCGGTCTCGATGGCAAACGACGGGAGGTTCCAGTTTCCGGACTGGAAAGTGTGGGTCTTGGTGGTCGTGCCGCTGGTCGTGGGGGCTCCAAAGGCAGCCTTGAGCCAAAAACCGATCGAAGCCGCGTCGATCGGGATCACCACATCGCCGTCCGAGGTCACTGCATCCTTGATCGGCGCCAGCGGATCGCGGCCGTAGCCCAGGAGTTCCGAGGCCAGGAGCGGCTGCTCTGCCCCGAGCGTGGTGCTAGCGAACGGCATCCGCGTGAACCCGCTCGCAGGAGGTGTTCCGTAGGTTGTCTCGAACGCCAGCGCCATCTGCGCCCGCGCCCCTTGGGCTCGTGCCATTTTTTTATCCCTTTTTGCAGGTATGCGGTTATACGCGCAGAGTGCAACTTGACTGCGCAATCAATGACAGGCGCATTTTTGTTGTTTTTAACCTAAAACCCTCAGGCTTAAGGCTGACGACGAATGAACTCTCCAACATCGACCGCAGGCAAGCCCTCTGTGCTTGCGCCTGATCTCGAAGTCATTGGTGATATTACGAGCAAAGGCCCTTTGGTGGTGCAAGCGCGGGTTGTCGGCAATATCACCGGTGACATCGTGACCATCGAGCATTGGTCCAATGTAAAGGGTGACATCGAGGCCAGGCAGGCCGCGATTGAAGGCGTCGTCGTCGGAGGCGTCGTCGCAAGCGATGTGCGGGTCGCACATTCGGGTCAGATCAACGGCTCTGTTCATTACGCCAAGCTAACCGTTGAAGCAGGGGCGGTGATCGAAGGTCACTTGAGAAAGATCGCTCCAGCGCCAGAATTCGTTCAGGCGAGCGCATCCACAAGCGAATAATGCACAATGATGGGTACGACCGCCGCCTTGAGGCTGGCCGCGCCCTCTATCGCCTGATCAACGTGCTCTGGCGCCTCGGCCTCCACCCAATCGCATAGGCCGCGTAACGTGCGGTCTGCTGCGATCACAGTACCGATCTGCGCCGCAATGGCGTCGAAGAGCGCGTCTCGTGCGGTGCTACTTTGCACGATCACTTCGAGTTCAGCCCGGTGCTGGTAATGATACGTGAGTGGCGACAGTGTGACGCCTGGCTCGCCAGGATTGCCGTCACGCAGGATCATCAGGCCTGAGGGTGGGATCCGCTCGGGCAAGACCTCGCCGCGTAGCACTGGCACATGGGGGATCGTGCGCAAAAGGTCTGTTAGCGCGGTCAGTATGGTTTCGCGGGGCGTCATGCGAGTTTTCCTTCCACCCAATTCGCCACAATCGCGCCCGGGATACGTTCCTGCGCGGCCTTGGCATCGCGCGCCAGGTCAAGCCGCTTGCGCAGCTTGACCTGTGGCACCAGCAGGAAGATCGGCACGGTGGTCGCACCGCGCCCAGTCTTTGACCGCGAGCCCACTGCGAGGCCTCTGCTGTTCAGCCTCCCCTCGGCCACCAGCAGGCTCGGGCCACGGGGGCGATAGACGAAGCGCAACCGGATGCCCCGACGGCGTTCCCATTCGCTCGGTGTGATGCGCCCACCGCGCGTGGATTTGCCCGCGGCAGGTGTTGGGATCGCCAGCCAGAACCCGTTCTTCGACCGGATCAGCGGGCCGGTGTCATGCGCGCCGATGATCACCGGCGCGTTTGACCAGATGACGGCAGCGGCGTTCAGGCTTGGCCTACCTTTTGGGTAGTCTTGCGAACGAATGGTCCGCGCCAAACGCGCCCCGAGCCCGGCACCCGTGATCTGCCCGCGCCAATCTGTCTTGAGACTGAGGGCTGCGCCACGAACAGCATCTGAGACGGCTTTTTTCCCAGCGATGAGCTCAGCCCGCATATCGGCCGCGATACTGCCGGAGATCTCAAGGCGAAGTTTCACGCGGGTGCCGCCACAATGGTCCAGATCAGGCGGTCCCGATCTCGGATTGGTTCGCCTTGGATCAGGAAGGTCTCATCCCCGATGAGGACTTGCTCGTCTGGGCGGGGCGCGGGGAGTTCCGAGACGCGCACATCAAAGCGCATAGTCTCTGACACCAGGCGCGCGGCCCCGAATGTGGTCACATCATCATTACGACGCATGATGATGCGAATACGGGTGAACTGCCCTTCGCTGTCGCGATGCCAGGCCTCATGGGCGAGGTTTGGATCCGCGAAGAGCAGATCAACTGCCACGGCAAAGGCCGTCATGGCTCAGCGTCCTCAGTTCGAGCTGAAGATCCGGATCGCAAGGCGCGGGCGCTTGTTCACCGGCAGGATCGAGGCCTCGGTCATGAGATCAATCCAGCGCCCCTTCGTGTCCATCATCTGCCGTGCATAGAGCGGCAGGCCGACGGTGTTGGCCGTTTCCAGCAAGTTGGCTGGCCCGCCATAGGTGGTGAAGGTGTCAAACGTGCCAAGCGGGAAGGCGATGCCCTCGCCCGCGGGGATCAGACGTTCCGATGTCCCGTTCGAGAGGGTGACCGAGCCGTTGTATTCCTCAAAGAGAATGCCTGCGAAGGGAAAGGCCCGGCGCATATCCTCGCGCAGGGGCTGGCCGCCGGTGGCGGAGAAGAACTTGTAGGCTTCCTCGGTCTTGGGGTGGCTGATCAGCTTGTCGAAGAATTCGGAACTGACGAGTGCATGCGCCGTGGTCATGGTTTCGCCTAGAAGGCTGTCCTCGATCCCGCGCAAGGTCGTGCGAACCTTGCCCTGCACATTCGTACCCGCCGTGCCGAAGACGAAGTCGACCGAGATCTGCTCGATCCCAAACTCGGTGAAATAGTTGTAAAGGGTGGCGCCCGCTCCGTCCTTTACGATGCCGCGAAGCGCATTCATCTCCATATATTCGCGGGTCTGGGCATGCTTGCGGCGCATGAGTGTCAGCTTGCGGTTCATCACCTCCACGAGGGGATCGGCCGCGTCCGACAGGCCCAGCGCGGGCATGCCTTGGATGTCAGCGGGCAGGATAACATCGTCATGCGGGATCCAAGGGAGAGCGAAGCTGCGCATCGAGCGGGCTTCGCGATTGCCCACCGTGGCGGGCGCGCCTAGCGGGACCGAGGGCAGCAGGCTCAAGACGCCTTGGCGCTGTTCGATCACGATCGAGCGCTGCGTGACGCCTTCAAAGCGGAAAAGGCCGATCTGGCCGAGGCGGGTGTAGAGATTGGGCAGGATGTTGATGGCCTGCGTCATTTCGGCGAGCGAATAGCCGCCCGCGTCAAACGGGTTGCGGGTGATGGTCATGTGAGAACTCCGGGCAAAGAGGGGCAGGGGTGAGGGGCGCGCTGTGTCTGGGGCGAGATCAGGCGGTATCGCGCGGGATGATGCCGAGCGCGGTCAGCTGAGCGTGTTTGGCTGCTCTCTTCGTGGCATCATCAACACTGACGTCAAAAACCAGCGCCGCCTTCGAGACGATGGCGGGGCCACGCAGGATCACCACTGCGTTTGCATCTGCGCTGGTGGCATCAACGTCATCAAGGAGCATGCCTGCCGCGTTCTGCGCACCATCGGTGCCGGCGGCCGTGCTGAGTTTCATCTTGCCGCTTGCGGTGATGCGTCCCAGTACGGCGCCGACGCGGTAGTTGGTGCCGGCCAGCAGCGTGACGGTTTCGCGGGTGAAGTTGGGGTTGAGCTCATATTTGAGAACATCGCCCATGGTGGGCGTTTGGGTCAGCACGGGCATGGGGCATCTCCGAGGTTGAGGGGGCCAAAAAGAAATCCCCCGCCGGGGAGGAGCGGCGGGGGATCAGGTGGGCGGTCAGGCGTATTGGGAGTGAGCGGTTCAGCCCCTGCTGCCCGCCGAGGCGGCCTTCTTCGCGGCGGCCACAATCGGGCTTTCAGCGGATTTGGGGAGAACGGGCGAAGGTGGCGCGGCAACAATGTCGCGCGCATCGGCTGCCGCTGCGGCACGCTGTAGGACAAGCTTGCGCAGGGCCTCCGGTGCGGTGCCCTGGCGGAGCGCCTTGGCGGCATCAATCGCGATGCCGAGCCGGCCTGCTTGCGCTGCGATCTCGGCGATCTCTGCCGCCGACTCCCGCAACTGCGCCGAGAGCTCTGCCAGATTGCTGGGCGCTGGGGCAACAGCCACCGGTGGCTGCGATGCTGCCGAGGCCGGGGTTGGCGTGGATGATGGCGCAATGGCGGCATCGGTTTCGCCCTCTGCAGTGTCCGTCAAATCAGCGTTTGTGTCCTGTGGACGGTCGTCGGGCTGGTTCTCTTGGGCCATGAATGCCTCCTGTTTAGGCTGGGGAAGGGCTGCGCGCCGCGCGCGCATAAACGAGAGTGGCGGGGTGCTGGACAGCATTTGGCGAAAGCCGGCAAAGCCGCGCGCCAGATCTGTGACTTCATCGGCGAGGCCTGCGGCGACGGCATCTGTCCCGCGGAAGGTTGCCGCCTCGGTCGCCAGCGCCGCCTCCTGGCTCAGCCGACCCGCCCGACCAGCGGCGACAGTCTCTGCGAAGAGGAACCGCAAAACATCGATCTCACGCTGGATGTCGTCCCGCACGCTCTCGGGCAGCGGCTGGTATGGATTGCCCTCGACCTTGTGCTGGCCGGAATGGATCAGCGTGACGCGCACCCCGTCCTTATCCAATTGGCCGCTGAGGTCGGCATGCATAACCACGACCCCGACGCTGCCCACGGCACCCGTGCGCGGCAAGAGGATGCGATCGGCCTGGGAAGCCAGAGCATAGCCCGCCGAGAAAGCGTGCTCGGCCACGAAAGCCCAGACGGGTTTGGTAGCTCGGATGGCGCGGATCTGATCTGCGAGGTCAAATACGCCGGCCACTTCGCCACCAAAGCTGTCTATTTCCAATGCAAGGCCGCGCACGCTGGGATCCTTGGCCGCCGCCTCGATCTGAGCCGCGATCCCTTCATAGCTGGTCTGGCCCGAGGATTGTCCGATCCAGGATCCGCGATGGATCAGCACGCCCGAGATCTCGATCACGGCGATCCCATCGACGGTCGGGTAGGGAACGTCGCCATGGTTCTGCAGGCGTTCAGTGAGGTTTCCGCCGAGAATGCTCGCGCGGGCGGGCAGGGCTGAGGCGTCGGACGCGTCGTTCAGATCACTGCCCGACAGTTCAACCTGCCGTCCTAGGACGCGCGGCCCAAGGCCAGATAGAAACGCCATGGCCTTGGAAGGTTCGACCAGCAGCGGCGTGTTGAAAGCGCGCGCGGCAATGCGAGGGTGAAGCATTAGGGTTGGTCCTCGGCTTGGCTTTGCATTTACGATCCCCACATGGTAAGGAAAAAGTTCATTATGTAAGGAGTACGCCGATGCATGAATCGACGGTGACAGTAAAAGGTCAGACGACCCTTCCGAGAGATGTCCGGGCCGCCCTTGGTCTGACCAGCGGGGACAAGGTGCGCTACCTGATCCTTGAGGGTGAGGTGCGCATCGTGAAAGCGCGTTCCGTCAAGGAATTACGGGGCATCCTGTCGAGGTCCGGCCAAAAGCCGGTCTCCTTGGACGAGATGGACGAGGCCATTGCCACCGGCGCAATGGATAGTGTGGACCTCGATCCATGATCGCGCTCGATACCAATGTTCTGGTGCGCTTTCTGGTGCAGGACGACCCGTTGCAGGCGCAGTTGGCGACGAAAGTGATCGAGCAATTGACGGACGACGCGCAGGGCTTTGTCAGCCGCGAGGTCTTGATCGAGCTCGTCTGGGTTCTGGAGCGCGCCTATCGCCTTGGCCGTGCAGAAATCGCCGTTGCCCTCGACGGTTTGCTGTCAGCAACTGAGCTGGACATCGAGGGCTCTGACGAGGTTGCTCCTGCGCTTGAACTCTACCGCAACGACGGGTTTGGCTTTGCTGACCTGATGATTGCCGCCGCAGCCCGGCGCGCTGGTGCCAACGAACTGGTGACCTTCGATCGTAAGGCCGCAAGACTTCCCGGTGTCCGCCTGCTGAGTGACTGACGTCTATCCTTCCTCCCGTGCTGTGGTTGAATGGTTTTCGGGATCAGGATCCTCGGTTTCGACGCCCTCCTCCTCCGTTGGCATGGCCTGGACGCCCTGCGCGGGCGATCCCGGCCGGCGGAAATCAAGCCCCAGCGCGCGCTCGCGGTCCCGCTCGGCCGCAATCTCCCGATCGACCTGTTCGGCGTCATAGCCGCGCTCGGCGATGGCTTGAGAGCGGGATTTTAGCCCGGCCTCGATCTGGGCGATCTCGGCATTGGCGTCTTTGAGCGGGTCGACCCAGTCCCATTTTGTGGGGAGCCAGTCGGCGGCGAGCATGCGCGGGCGGTCTGCTTCATAGCCGGGCAAGGCCAGCGCGCCGGACAGAACCGCAAGATCCAGCCAGCGCGCATAGACCGGGCGGCAGAGCTGATAGACCATCACCGAATGCTGCCAGGCCGAAACCCGACGGCGGAACTCGATCAGCGCAAGGCGCGAGTTTGAGAAGTTCCCCTTCACCATGTCATTGGCGAGGTAGGGGTAGGGGATGCCCAGCGCTGCCGAGATTTGCAGCAGCGTCCTGTACTGGAACGGCTCGTAGGTTGCCCCGCTGTCGGCAGGTTGGCCCACGGTCACATCCTCACCCGGGTCCAACCGGACGATCTGGCCGGGGCTGATCTCTATTCCGGCTGGCACCTCTTCGTCGTCCAAGGGCGCCAACGGGTTTTCGGGGGCAGGGGAGGTCACGAACATCGCGTACATTGCAGCGACCTTTTTGCGGTCGAGCTCAGCATCGTCATATTGGTCGAGCAGGAAGAGCTTCACGATGGCAGGGGCCAGCTTCGATACACCACGCAGCTGGCCGCCCTCGACCGGGTCGATGACGTGGATGACCTCACTCGCGGGAACGCGGACAATCTCGCCCGAGAGCCCGGGATCGGTGCTGTCACCCGGGTGACGGCGGAAGAAGTGATAGGCGACGCGTCGCCCGATCCGGTCGAACTCGATCCCCTGGCGGATCGGATTGCCATTCTGCGCAACACCGGTCTCATGCAGTGGCAACATTTCCGAGGGCAGCATCTGAAGTTGGAGCGGTACCGTGAGGCCGTCCTCCACCCGCCGTGGGCGGATCCGCACGAACACTTCACCGGCTAAGAACACCTCGCGCGCGGCTCGGCGCTGCAACCCGTAGAAGTCTGTCAGTCCCTCGGCATCCGCCTCATCGGTCCAGGCAAGCCAAAGCCGCTGCAGCTCTTCCTTGCTCGCGGCATCGGCGAGTTTCGAGATCGGCTTGATCCCGTCACCCACGGTGTTCGCAGCCCAGCTTTCGACTGCATTGACGGCATAGCCGTTGTTCCGCACCAGCCAGCGGGCACGGGCGGTGATGTCGGGACCAGATGCCGCGATCAGCGCGTTGACATGAGCCCGCGTCGCCTGAAACCCGCGCAGGCGTCGGTGATGCTGTCCTGCGTCAAATCCACCGATGAAGGCGCCGAGGCGCTGCCGCCAGTTCATCACAGGTCTTTCACCGCAAAGGGGCGCAACACGCGCCCAGCGCCGCGCTCGAGTTTGGCGATGCGCCGTTCGACATCGCCTATGGCGGCGGCGAGCTCGGCATCGGTGCCGTAATTCAAGGTCTTGCCGTCATAGCTCACAGACCGTGTGCCGCTGTAGCGCGCGGACAGAAGTGCGCTGTGCCGGAGCTTCAGCTCGTCGAGGGTCATCGCTTGATCTTCTCTTGAAGGGACTGAACGCGTAATGTGCCGTTGCAGGAGGCGACGATGCCAAAGCCCATGAACGACAATCCGCAGCTGAAGCCGGCGACGCGCAGAGATGGCGCCGCACTGTCACGGGCCGAGGTCTGGCGGCAGGAGAATGCTGCAGCTATCGCTGAGCGCCTTGCCTGGATCGAAACTCACGGTACCCCATTGGCCGACATCCAAGTTTTGCTGGTTCGATAGATCCCTGCATCTCACACTATGGGTTCTATTCCATGTACTTGGGTGTGCTGATCTTCCAGCCACGCCGCCTCGGGGTGTTGATGCGCCCCGCTTGAGGTTCGATCGATTGCTCGGGCTCATCACCTTTAGCTTTGACTGCCGTTTCCACACCGGCCTGTTTCTCTAACTGACGCCACATCCGTTCGTCAAAGCGGTCGGCGCCGAGGATCCACGCGGCGGCCCGCGCATAGACCCGTGTGTCCAGCGCTTCGTTCCTCTCGCGCATCTTCTGCCATTCCTGGCGGGCATAGCCCCGCCGGTCGCGGATCGTGACCAGTTGCTCGGCCACGAGCTGCTTGAGCCATTCGCTGTCCGTCCAGTCGGGCAGGTGGATCATGCCCGCCGGGTTGGGTGCGCCCAGCGCGCGGTGCTCATCCGATGACCGCTCAATCCGCAGATAGCGATAGGTCTCGGCCTTGAAGGTGGCTGTGGCCACCGTCCAGAGCCGCGCCCCACGCTTGAGCTTCCGACCATTAACCGTCGCATCAACGAACGTTGGCCCCGAAACCGGTGTCGCCCGGTTGAAGCCCTCGAGCCCTTTGACGGGTGCGACCTGCGATATCCCATGCGGGCGCGCCCAGGCGTAGACTGCGGCGGTTTCATACCCGGTGTCGATGGCCAGCTTAGCAAGTGGCATCACTGCACCGTTTTCATGCGCCCAGGTCTTCCCGAGCAGTGCAGTCAGCGCCTGCCAGCAGGCGGGATCACTTGGTCCGCCTGGAATGACGATATGATCGACGAGCCAGCTTTCGAGGCCACGGCCCCAAGCCCAGACATCGACCTCGATCCGGTCCCTTTGCACGTCCGCTCCAGCGGTGAGGAACAACCCACCCATCGGAACCTGAGCGGCGAATGCCTCACGGCGGTCCGCCAACCTCTGCCATTCCGGCGCGTCGCCACTTTCAACCCAGGTCTCGCCGAGAAGCGTGTTGCGCGCCGCGCGCAACATCTCGTCCGAGCCCTGCGCTGCCAGCCAGTCCCGGGCGATCTGCTCCCAGCTCTTCCAGCCGATCGGCGAATAAAGTGCCGACAGATGGAACCCAATCGCATTTGGATCGGCACTGGTCGCCGTTGCACGCCATTCGCCGCGTGCCAGCATGTCCGTCTTGTGGTGCTCCGCGATAGGGCGCTCGCAGCCCTCGCAGGCATAGGCCGCGGTTTCCGGCCGGTCCTTGACCCAGCGCAGTCGTTCAAACTGCAGCCATTGCCTATGACCGCAAAGCGGGCAGGGCACGAAATACCGCCGCTGGTCGCTAGCCTCGAACTCTCGCTCGATGCGGCTCAGCCCCCGGATCGTGGGCGTCGAGACCATGAACACCTTGCGCCGATGCGCGAAGGTCGTGGTGCGCGCCTCGGCCAACGTGACCGGATCGCCTTCTTCGTCGGCCGAGGCCGGATAGGCATCGACCTCGTCCAGAAACACATAGCGCGCCGGCATGGACCGCAGGCCGGTGGCTGAATTGGCACCCGTCAGCACCAGAATGCCGCCGGGGAACTCCTTCGACAGCATCGAATTGCCCGCATCCCGCGAGCGCGCCGGCTGGACGCTCTCCTTCAGCGCCGGGCTGTCCTCGATCAGCGGATCGATCCGACCGCGCGAGGTGCGCTTGGCCATCTCCACGGTGGGCAGCACCGCCAGCATGGGGCCGGGCGCGTGATGGATCACGAAGCCGATCCAGTTGTTGCCGGCTTCAGTAGCCCCAACCTGCGCGGCCTTCATGAACGAAATCCGCTGTGCTGGATGCCGAGGCGACAGCGCATCCATGATCTCGCGCAGATAGGGCGCGCGCGCCGTGCGATACCGCCCGGGTTCTGCTGCCGCGCGCGACGACAGCCAACGATGCTTGTCCGCCCATTCGGACACCGTCAGATCAGCGTCAGGCCGCATGCCCCGGCGCCACGCGCGCAGGACGCCCTCAGCCCCGTCAAACCCGAGGTCGAGATCCGATGTTAGGTCATCATGCGGCAGATCAGCGTCGGTCATGCCCTGCTTCCCGTCTCACTCCGGGGCGCATCTCAGGGCTCGGTGCGACGCTTAGAACGGGTTTTCGATCTCCACGCCCGTCGGTTCAAAGTCACTCACATTGCCAGTTACCACCACCGCGCCATGCGCCAGCGCCGTCGCCGCGATTTGAAGATCCGCGCCGTTGTGTCCGATCCGCGCTGAAAGCCTGCCCCAGATGCGTGCTTCTTCAGGTCCAAAGGCCAGGAGGCGGTCGGCAAAGAGCAGGCTCGTTCGGTCTATCCAGCCGCGCAGATCATTCGCAAAATCAGGATTTCGATCTTCCTGCAACGCAATGCCGCGCTCGATCTCGCCGAGCGTCACAACGCTGATGAACAGTTGATCTTCTGCTTTCGTCCCTAGCCAGTCTGCGATTTGCGGCGCGCGGTCAGGTCGACGCAAAGCCGACAGCACATTCGTGTCGAGCAGATACATCAGAAGTCTACCGGCCGGGGTTTGACCTGAGCGCGCTCGATCTCTCCCGCAGGAAAGGCAAGCAAATGGTCCACGAACGATCCCCTTGATCGCTGCGCTTCCGCAAGAAGCTGATGGTATTCGGACGCGGAAAGAACCACGACTGCCGGCTTGCCGCGCCGCGTGACCTCTTGCGGGGTGCCCGCCAGAGCTGCGTCCACCACCGTGCTAAACTTGTTCTTGGCATCCTGCAGTGTCCACATGAATCCCATCCTAGCTATCTACCTAGCCAGATATAGGCGACCTAGTGTTCAAAGTCAAAGTCGGTCAAGCAAGTGAGACCCTGAGGTCTGCGAGGGCCTCGAGCTGCTCTCGGACATGGGTTTCCAGCACCCTCTGTAAGATCGCAGTCTCGATTGTCACGGGTCTGCCCGATGCCTTCTCCATCTCTGCGGATAACTGCGCGGCCATGAGTGCTGCCACGCGGGTGGGCCAGGTGACCCAAGTATCACGCTCCTGGCGCGCAAGGCGAAACACCAGCGTCTCGGCGCGCGCACGATCCACGAGAACGCCCTTCTTCTTCTGGATCGAGAGCTGGCGTTCCTGCGCCTGGTATACGGTCAGCGCTGTGCGGGCCTTGATATAGGACGTGCTGTCGCCGGGGCCGGAGACGGCACTGGGAGCCAGCGTTGGGCTCTCACCACCCGCGCCAAGTCCGCCCCGTGACCGTATTTGCTGATCGGGATCGGTCATGCTGCTGCGCTGCGCATCCGAGGCGGCGGCATTGATAGAGCCGTCTGCGAAGAGCACCAGCCGCCCGGTCTTTCGCGCCTTTTGCACAGCACCGCGCGAGAGGCCCGCGTGCTCGGCATAGGCGCGTTCGGACATACCTTCCATGATGATTGGTTGATCCTCAACATATTGTAAATAAACATGAAAAGATATCTATTTGAGTTGATTACACTCCCCGACAGAGCGATTCATGGATCCAGAAAGCGGGTGCATCGCACTCTGCACACAAGGATCGGAGAGAGCCATGCGCGCGCAGGAGAAGATGGGTCACAGTTCGATGAGTGAAGGGTGGCGGGATCACACCAGTCCCGCCCAGGAACGGGTGAACTGGGTGATGGACGAAGTGATGTCGGGGCGGATGAGCCAGGCCGACGGGATGGTCGAGATGGCACGCGCCCAAGAGATGATGCGCGAGGAAGCCTGCGCGCGAACCACCCACCCCGAACACCGCTGGGAGGACTGACCATGGCACGCCGCAAGCCCACTGATCCCAAGGCCACCCGCGATGCTGAGCTTCTTGCGATCGCCCAACGCCAGTTCCGCATCGAGACGCTGGAGACCCAGAACTGGGACCGGCTGGATTTCCACGATGTCGCCGTCTGGGCGATCCGCGCCGCGCTCGAGGAAGCCTTTGAAGCTGGACGCCGCGCAGGCCCAGCCAACACCCAAGTCTGAAAGGATCTGACCATGACCGCCATCACCACCATCCGCATCGACCACGCCGCGCTGCCGGAACACTTTGATCGCTCGCGCCCCGACGCGGTTGCCGAGGTCATCCAGACTGAGTTGCGCGACGCTGGGATCACCGCCGAAGCCTCTGACGTGATCTCCCACATTAAGATCGAGCTGCCGACCAATCAGCTCGCCGCCGCCAGCACCCTGCTGGCGAGCCTTCAGCTGATCTGAGGGTGCGACGATGAGCACCCGCGTGCAGATCGCCATTCAGATCGGCCCCGAGGAATGGGCCCACATCTATTGTCATTATGACGGCTACCCCGCGCACATGTTGCCTGCGCTGGCCCCATGGACGCCCGAGGACATCCTTGCGGCCAAGGAAATCCGGCAAGTCCGGGCTGAGGCGCTGGACTGTTTCGATCCACCCCGAGCGCCCCGCATCCTGCCGCGCCCGACCTGCGAACTGTCCCATCTCTACCTCTGGCAGGACGGAAGATGGGTCCATGCAACGGCCCCGGACGGTTGATTATAAAGCAATGATATTGCTCATAATTTACTACGATAGTCGGCGCGCTCGAGTGAATGTCATCGCACCAAAACGATGCAACTCACCTGAAAGGCCCGAGCCATGTCCAACGCCACCGCCACCTTGATGGCTGACTTCCGCAGCGCCGCAGAAGAGATAGAAGCCCGCCTCGCGCCCAGCGCCTGCGCCACGATCGCCTCGCACAACTGGATCGTCATCGACGATTTCGGACCCCTCAAATTCGAACTGACGCCCGAGGGCGGGAAGCATCGCGCCACCTGCACGGGCCATGGTCGCGCGCACAAGGTTAACCGCTTCACGAAGGCTGATGCCGAGCGCCTTGCTCGCGCCTGCAGCGCCCGCGCCGAATTCTGGGCCGATGCTGCGCGCGAAGAGGCAGCAACGCTGCGCAGCCACATTAACACGCTCGAATCCATCAGCGCCGCCTGAGCCTGAACCGGCGGGGCTCAGCGCCCCGCCCGCGCCCATCACGAGGATCCCGACCATGACCATGCACCCCTGCCTTCCCAGCCGCAACGAGGATTACGGCTTCTTCCGCACCCTGACCGTCTGCCCTGCGCGCGACCGGCGCAGCGCAGAGGTCTGGACGCTCGCTTCACGCATGATCGCCGAAGCCATCCACGCTGACAGCGAAGACGAGATGATCGGCATCCGCGACTTTCTGGACAGCAACATGGGCCGCCACTTTGCCGACGATGTCGTCGGCAACATGACCGGCTGCAACATCGGGCTCGAACCCGCCATCGCCTCCGCGATCCGCCGCTGGCAGGGCTGGCGCATCGACCGCAAGACCGAGCGCGATCACGGCATCCCCGCGGGGCTGCCTTACCTGACCGGCTGGGTGCAGCACTTCGCCGTCACCGCCGCGATGCTCGAGAGCGATTGACTCATCCTCGACATTCCCATCACGACAGGAGGCCAAGATGCCAAAGCTCACCGATACGCAGTCCATCATCCTCAGCCGCGCGGCCACCCGCCCTGGCAACCTTGCGATGCCTCTGCCCGAAGCGCTGGCTGGCGCAGCTGCGAAGATGGCGGTGGCCAAGATGATCGAACGCGGCTGGCTCGAAGAGGTCGAGGCAAACGTGCGCCTTGGCGAGCCCCTGTGGCGCGAGACTGGCGATGGTCATGGCACTACGCTGATCGCAACCGAAGCTGGCCTCGCCGTGATCGGCATCGAACCCGTCGTCGCGACGATCATGACCAATCTGCGCAAGGCAAAGCTTGAACTGGCCTTGGCGCCAAAGGAGACCGCCGAAACATCGCCCGATGTTGACGTGCCTAAGCCCGTCGCGATCCGTGCTGGCACCAAGCAGGCGCAGATCATCGCGCTCTTGCAGCGGCCCGACGGGGCGTCCATCACCGAGATTGTCGAAGCGACGGGCTGGTTGCCCCACAGTGCCCGAGGTCTGATCTCGGGCGGGCTGAAGAAGAAGCTGAACCTGCCGATTACCGCGGAGAAGGTCGCTGGCAGAGGAACCGTCTACAAACTTGAGGCTGCCTGATACCTCGCCCTCACCGCAGCCGCTCGAAAAGCCTGCGCAGTGCGTAACTGCGCAAAAGCGAGATCCCGGTGAACATAGAGCCAATGGCAAGGTTCTCACCAAGGCTGGGGTGAATGCCAAACCATGGGAACACCACGATCTGCGTGATCACCGCCAGCACATAGCCCACAGCTACATTGGTGATCGCCTCGATCAGCGACAGCCTACGCGATTGGGTCATGCAGCCAACCGCTGTGATTTAAGCGCTGCAAAGGTCTCGCCGCTGTCCAGCAAGACGGCCTCCTCGCCTGTAAAAGCTTGCCAGCGCTCGATGGCCACATCAACGTAAGTAGGGTTCAGTTCCACCCCGTAGCACAGGCGCCCAGTCGTCTCGGCCGCGATCAGCGTGGTGCCGGAACCCATGAAGGGCTCGTAGACCGCCTGGCCGGGGCTCGAGTTGTTCAGGATCGGGCGGCGCATGCATTCGACGGGTTTTTGTGTCCCGTGCACTGTGGCTGCATCCTGGTCCTTGTTGGCAATCTGCCAGAGGGTCGTCTGCTTGCGGTCACCCGCCCAGTGGCCCTTGCCCTTGGCGCGCACCGCATACCAGCAGGGCTCATGCTGCCAGTGATAGTCGCCGCGGCTGAGGACCAGCCGATCCTTGGCCCAAATGATCTGGGAGCGGATTGCGAAACCTGCGGCGATCAGGCTGTCGGCAACCGTGGCCGCATGCAGCGCGCCGTGCCAGATGTAGGCGACATCGCCGGGGAAGAGCGACCAGGCCTCACGCCAGTCGGCGCGGTCGTCATTCAGCACCTTGCCGGTTCGTTTTGTCTTCGCGGCACCGGCTTGATTGCGCCAGGACGGATCGTATTCCACGCCATAGGGCGGATCAGTCACCATCAGAAGCGGCTTCACACCGGCAAGCAGTCTCCCAACGACATCTGCGCTGGTGCTGTCGCCGCAGATCAACCGATGCGAACCCAGCTGCCAGAGGTCACCCGCCACCGACACCGGTGTAACCGGGGGCTCGGGGATATTGTCCTCGCCCTCTATCGACCCGCTGTTCGCGTCATCGCCACCTTGTGCCGCGTTCAGCAGCCCCTCGAGGAACTCGTCTGAGAAGCCCAGCAGGTCAGTATCAAAGCCCAGCGCCTGTAGGTCGATCACTTCCAGACCCAGATTGAGCCCGTCCCACTCCGCCATATCCGCGACGCTGTTGTCCGACAAACGCAGCGCCCGGCGATGGTCCTCATCAAGATGCGACAGGCGCAGCACTGGGATCTTGCTTAGGCCAAGCTGGGTCGCAGCCAGGATGCGTCCGTGCCCGGCGATCAACTCCCCATCGTCAGAGATCAGGCACGGCATGGTCCAGCCGAACTTGAGCATGTTTGCAGCCAGAACAGCCACCTGGTTGTCGCTGTGCAAGCGGGCATTGCGGGCATAGGGCCGCAGCCGCTCGATCGGCCAGAGTTCAATCTGGCTCGGCATGAATGGGAGATCCATAGGGCAGGGCTCGGATGGGCGTGCGCAGGGACCCGTGGCCACCCATGGGCGCCAGGACTTGCAATCCGCGATGTCAGGAAAACGAAACGCCCGCGAGGGTCTCCTCCGGTCGCAATTCTTCGATGATCAAGGGGTACGTCAATGGGGGCAGCTTTGTCAAACGGTTTTTTGACGTTGAATCAATGCCTTCTGGGCGCCTAGGCGAAGGTGGCTTCCTGGAGTGGCTTCCGCGGTCCCTGGATTCCTCTGGGTGGATTCCGTGGATTCCAACCGGGATCCACCTTTCCCTAAGCGCTGGTTGCGCAAGCCCATGAAAATGAGTCGAAATCTCAGCCGAGCCGGCGCAGGTGGCTTCCGGGTGGATTCCCCGGTGAAAAGGCCAGACGCTAGAAAAGTCTCGGGCTGAGTACGCCCGTATACGCAAAGGGCCGGGGAGGAACCATGCCGGGGGGGCGGATGCGCGGCTACATTGCTTGGCGCAACATGTCCTGAAGTTATAGCCAGCTACTATTGCCTGATTGCCATCACCTCGCCGGTATCCAGCCGCTTCACAAAGTCTACGGCCTCCCCGTTCCAGTGATAGGCAAAGTGTGCCCCCTGCGAGGGGATTGGCACCACATCAGGCCAGAACGCTGCGATGCAACTACCGCCTGAATAGCGTACGCTAGGCCATGTGATACCATTGGAACCGGCGCCGCGCCGTTCGGTGCCGAAGATCTGCGAGGGCCCATAGTCGTCAGGTTGCAGCAGATCCGCGCGGCCTTCGGCGTCGTCTAGCTCTGCGTCGATCGCGCCAATCAGTTCGCGAAACTGCGAGGTCCAGCCTGGTGCCTCGGCTGTGGCGCGCATCATGCGCG